CCTCTGATGCTGGCCCTGATGTAGCTTACTACCTCGGGTCCAATCCAAAAGAGACAGATCGCATTTCCCGTCTTAGCCCGATCTTGCAAGCAAAGGAGATTGGACGCATTGAGGCTAAAATAGCCAACGATGTCCCGGTCAAACGTACTACGTCCGCGCCCGCACCGATTAGTCCGGTAACTGCCAGAACTTCAGGCAATCCGAGTTACGACACGACGGACCCCCGGTCCACCAAAACGATGTCTGCCTCGGAATGGATTGAAGCAGAACGGCTGCGCCAGACTAAGAAATGGCAAGCTCAGAATCGCTAACTTTTAAGGAATTACCATGTCAAATAGCATTCTTACGATTGACATGATCACCAGGAAGGCCCTGGAGATCTTGGAAAACAATCTGGTTCTTACCCGTAACGTCAACCGTCAGTACGACGACAGCTTTGCTGTTGAAGGCGCAAAGATCGGTTCGACCCTGCGTATTCGTCTGCCCGATCGCGCTCTGGTGACCGACGGTGCTGCCCTGCAAGTTCAGGACGACAACGAGCAGTTCACAACCCTGACCGTGGCTTCGCAGAAGCATATCGGCGTGAACTTTACGTCTGCCGAACTGACAATGCAGTTGGATGACTTTGCAGAGCGCGTCCTCAAGCCGCGTATCTCGCAGTTGGCCTCTAGCATTGACGCTGACGTTGCCAATGCTTACAAAGCAATTGGTAACACGGTTGGCACCCCAGGCACCACGCCAGGAACCTCGCTCGTTTTGTTGCAAGCGCAGCAGAAGCTGAACGAGAACGCCGCTGTGATGTCGCCACGTTATGCAACGGTTAACCCCGCTGCCAACGCTGGTCTGGTTGAAGGCATGAAGGGTCTGTTCAATCCTACGGACACAATCTCCAAGCAGTTTAAGAACGGCATGATGGGGACTGGTGTTCTTGGGTTTGACGAGATCAATATGTCTCAGTCGATCAAGCAGCACACCACGGGTAACTTCCCTGTTTCGCCTATTGTTTCTTCTAGCGCCACGTTTGCTGAAGGTCAATCGACCCTCGCCATTACGTTCTCTAGCGGGACCAAGACGGTTAAGCAAGGCGACGTGTTCACCATTGCTAACGTGTACGCTGTTAACCCACAGACCCGTGAGTCAACTGGCAGTTTGCAGCAGTTCGTTGTGACCGCTGACAACAGCGTGACCTCGGGCACTGCAATGACCTTGGCAATTTCTCCGGCGCTTTACACGTCGGCAAATGCTTTGGCTACCATTGATGCGTTCCCAGCCACCAGCGCGGTTATCACGTTTGTTGGAACTGCATCAACTCAGTACCCACAGAACTTGGTCTACCACAAAGACGCAATCACGTTTGCCACGGCTGACTTGTTGCTGCCGCAGGGTGTTGATATGGCTGCCCGCGCAGTGCATAACGGTATTTCGTTGCGTGTCGTGCGCCAGTACGATATTAACAACGACCGTCTGCCATGTCGTATTGACGTTCTGTATGGCTTCAGCACGATTCGTCCGCAGATGGCTTGCCGCGTCTGGGGTTAATTTAATTTAAGGAAATTATTATGGCTCTCCCTAATGGTGGTGGTGGTTACCAAGTTGGTGCTGGTAACCGTCAAGAAACAATCCTGAGCGCTATGGCCGCTCCTCAAACGGCTACGGCTACTGCAACTCTTACCGCAGCGCAAATCGTTGGTCAAATGTTGGTGGCTAACCCATCAACGTCTGCCGCAACGTACACGCTGCCTTTGGGCACGGCAATTGATACTGCTGTTCCTAACGCTACGGTCGGCAGCACTTTTGACCTGTCAATCGTCAATATCGGCACTTCGTCCGGCGCGGTGACGTTGGCTGTTAACACTGGTGTGACCGATGGCGGCAACGCTTTGGTTGCTATCGCTGTTACAACCAGCCAGTTGTTCCGTTTCCGTAAGACCGGCGACGGTACTTACGTTGTGTATCGTTTGGGCTAAAAGCCTAAATCTAAGGGGGAGGGCCACAAGCTCTCCCCTTTTTTAAAGGAATTAAAAATGGGTAATACAAAATCTATTGGCGTTGCTTATAGCGATCAAGATATTGATGGCGGTACGATTGGCGCTGTTATTCCATCGACGATTGTTGGCACGACAATTTACGCTACCACTGAAATCGGCTACAGCGCAGCAGCCCAAGGTACTGTCACGCAAGCAACCAGCAAATCAACGGCTGTTACGTTGAACAAGTCTGCTGGTCAAATTACAATGAACAACGCATCGTTGGCAGCCGCCACGAATGCTACGTTTACACTAAACAATTCTTTGATTAGCGCAAACGATGCAGTAATTTTGACTATTGCTGGTGGTCAAACAACCCCTGGTTCGTACAACGTTTTTGCTAACTCTCTAGCTTCTGGATCGGTTAGTATTACGTTGCGAAACATCTCGGGCGGCACTTTGTCTGAGGCAATTGTCATCAACTTTGCTATCATTCATTGCACTGTCTAAACGGCGGGGCTTCGGCCCCGTCTACTGAGGTTTACGATGGCAACATATTCGGCTGGCGATCAGATCAACCGCGCCCTGCGTTTGTTGGGGGTTCTGGCAGAAGGTGAAACGTCATCGGCGTCAGTGATGCAAGATTCACTGATGGCAATGAATCAGATGATTGATTCATGGAACACTGAGCGGTTGTCGGTGTTCTCAACCATAGACCAGATCGTTAATTGGCCTGTCGGTTCAATCAACGCCACGCTAGGCCCGTCAGGGTCTTTGGTACGTCTAAACGGTACTGCTGTTCGTCCCATTCTGGTTGATGACGCAACGTATTTTCGTGATCCGCAGACGAATGTGTCTTACGGGATCAAGCTGATCAACCAACAGCAATACGATGGTATTGCGGTCAAGACTGTAACGTCTACTTATCCACAAGTCATGTTCGTAAACATGACCTACCCAGACATCGACATTTACCTTTACCCCAAGCCAACGCGCTTGCTAGAGTTTCACTTTATTAGCGTGCAAGAGTTGTCTGAACCGGCAACGCTATCAACCACGTTGGCGTTTCCCCCAGGTTACCTGCGGGCGTTTACTTATAACCTAGCGATGGAGATCGCGCCGGAGTTTGGCGTTGAACCCTCGCCGCAAGTGCAGCGTATTGCTATGACCAGCAAACGTAACTTGAAGCGCATCAACAATCCTGACGATGTGATGTCAATGCCGTATGCAATCGTTGCAACGCGCCAGCGGTTTAACGTGTACGCCGGGAATTATTGATGAAAAGTCCCATTTTGGGATCGGCGTATGTTGCTCGGTCGGTCAACGCCGCCGACAACAGAATGGTGAACTTGTTCCCGGAAATTGTGCCGGAAGCAGGTAAGGAACCGGCGTTCCTAAACAGAGCGCCAGGACTCAAACTGTTGGCAACAATCGGTGGCGGGCCGATCCGTGGCGTATGGGCGTTCTCGTCTCAAGACGGCACCGGCTTTGTAGTGTCTGGCACCGAGTTGTACAAGATTAACAACTCCTACACTGCGACACTTTTGGGGACCGTAGCTGGCACAGGCCCCGTCAGCATGGCTGACAACGGTACGCAATTGTTCATTGCGGCTAACGGCCCTAGTTACATCTACAACAACACGACTGGCGCGTTTGGAGCAATCACCGATCCTGACTTCCCCGGCGCTGTAACCGTCTGCTATCTGGACGGCTACTTTGTGTTCAACGAACCCAACAGCCAGAAATTGTGGGTGACTGCGCTGCTAGACGGTACGTCTATTGACCCGCTGGAATTTGCCAGCACCGAAGGCTCGCCCGATGGTTTGATTGCGGTAGCTGCAAACTTCCGCGAAGTGTGGGCGTTTGGCACCAACTCCATTGAAGTCTGGTATGACTCCGGCGCAACGGATTTTCCGTTGCAACGCATTCAAGGCGCGTTTAATGAGTTAGGTTGCGCTGCACCATATTCTGTTGCCAAGATGGACAACGGGATGTTTTGGCTTGGGCGTGATCGGCGCGGTCAGGGCATGGTCTACCGTGCCAACGGCTACACCGGCCAGCGCATCTCTACCCATGCAATTGAATGGCAGATCCAGCAATACAGTGACATTTCTGACGCGATTGCTTACACGTACCAGCAGGGCGGTCATTCTTTCTATGTGCTGATTTTCCCAACTGGCAACGCTACTTGGGTGTACGACGCGGCTACGGAAGCGTGGCACGAACGGGCCGGTTGGGTAAACGGTGAGTTTACTCGTCACCGCAGCAACTGCCAGATGTCGTTTAACAATCAGATTGTTGTTGGCGACTATGCCAACGGCAACATTTACGCTTTTGACTTAGATGTGTACGCTGACAACGGCAGCATCCAAAAGTGGTTGCGCTCATGGCGGGCGCTGCCAACTGGTCAGAATAACCTAAAACGCACCGCGCACCATAGCCTACAACTTGATTGTGAGTCTGGCGTTGGGCTAAACGGGTTTGTTGTAAACGAAGACATTTACCTACAAACGGAAGATGGCGATTATTTAATTACTGAAGCTAGCGACTATTTGATCGCAGACCAGCAAGCAATTGCCACGCAAGGCGCTGACCCAAAAGTAATGTTGCGTTGGTCGGATGACGCGGGTCACACTTGGTCAAACGAGCACTGGTCGCCAATTGGCAAGATTGGCGCTTATTATCATCGGGTGTTCTGGCGGCGCTTAGGTATGACCCTAAAATTGCGCGATCGGGTATACGAGGTTTCGGGCACCGATCCAGTCAAGACGGTGATCATGGGTGCAGAATTGATTCTTAGCCCGACCAATGCCTAGCCCTAACGCAAACCCCACGCCAATCACTCCACCACGGGTGCCGCTGGTTGACCCGCGCACGGGGTACATTGACCGCGCTTGGTATCTGTTCTTTTTGTCGCTCAACAACGCAGCGATTGCGATTATTGATGACTCTGGGCTTACATTTAGCGCCGAGTCAACAATTGCTTCTGTTGATGCGGAACTGCAAACGCTGGCGCAATTTGTGGAGACGCTACCGCCTGTTGTTGCTTTACCGGCCCCAGACGTATTGACGGATTGCTGCTCGGGCTTGGTGTCGCAGATTGCCGAGATGCAAAAGCAGATTGACTCGCTGGCGTTGCTGCCCGCACAAGTAACCGCTATGCTTTCGCAATTGGCTGATGTGAGCGCAATGAACCCGTCTAACGGTGACAAGCTGATCTACAACGGCACCACCGGAAAATGGGAGCAAGACTCTCGCAGCTACCTCATGCTTGAATAAAGGATCTTTACATGGCTGTTTCAGTAAAAGTTTTAGTCCCCGCCAAGTACGCGGAGTCCTCGCAAACGACCCAGTACACCGCGACTGGTCTTACCGCAATCATTGACAAGTTTACGGCGACCAACATCAGCGGTTCTGCTGCTACAATTTCCGTCAACTTGGTTACACTGGCTGGTTCTGCTGGCAATACTAACCTGATCACCAAGACCAAGACGTTGGCCGCATCAGAGGTCTACACGTTCCCAGAGTTGGTTGGGCAAGTTCTAGGTGTCGGCGACTTTATCAGTACAATTGCTGGAACGGCCAGCGCAATCAACATCCGGGTTTCTGGGCGGGAGGTAACATAATGAGTTGGCTTGACAAATTAGCTCCAGTTTTAGGTGGTGTTGGTGGGTTTTTAGTTGGTGGACCAACCGGAGCAATGTTAGGAGCTTCTTTGGGTTCTGGCATTAGTGGCGCGTCTGCCGCTAAAAACGCTGCCAATGTACAAGCGCAAGCAACTCAGGCCGCGCAAGATGCTCAAGAACGAATGTTTGAGCGTCAGGTTGAACTGCAAGAGCCGTTTCGTCAAGCCGGCGTTAATGCGCTTAACAAACTGATTCCGCTATCTGACTATACCAAGTTTGGTATGGATCAGTACCAAGCCGACCCTGGCTACGGGTTCCGCTTGTCAGAAGGCATGAAAGCACTTGACCGCACGGCAGCAGCGCGTGGTGGTTTGTTGTCTGGCGCTACGCTTAAAGGGGCGCAGCGTTACGGTCAAGACCTTGCATCGCAAGAGTATCAAAACGCTTTTAACCGTTACCAGACCGAGCGAGCGGCGCAACTTAATCCATTGCAATCATTGGCGGGCGTAGGGCAGACCGCAGCAGGTACGTTAACTAACGCATACGGCGCTTTCGGTGCGCAGATGGGTCAGAATCTGCAAGACATTGGGTCTGCCCGCGCCTCTGGTTATCTTGGTGGTCAAAACGCTTTAAATCAAGCACTTGGTCAAGCTGGTCAAATGTATCAGTACGGGCAGCGTACAAATGCGCTGGCTGATTTCTACGGCAGGACTCCAGCGCCAATTGAAAATAGGTAATTGACATGGCACTTCGACCTCTTGATCCGTCAATCGTCAACGCTTACCAAGCGCCCAAGTTCAATATGCCAGATCCTTTGCAGGATGCTGTTGCTATGGAACAACTTAGAAATTATAAAGCGGCGCGGCAAATCCGTGAGCAGGATTTGGCAAATGAAAACGAGTCTAAAACATTTTTGACAAACATACAGAACACAATTACACAAGAGGGTGGGCCAGAACTGCGATTAGCAGTACCAAAAATGCTTGCTCACCCAAACGCTAAAATTAGGCAAGCTGCTGGTGCAATTCAAGAGCATCTTGATCGTCTTGATCGAATAGCTGAGTACAAAAAACTTAACCCAGAAGAACCAATCCAACCTACAGAAGGCGCAATAACGTCACGCGTAGCGCCGTTAAGTGTTTCAATGCTTGAGACAGGGCCGGAAGGTGCTGCCCCACGCACGTTTCCAAATGCGCCGCCGGGAATGGCGGGGGTTACTGTAGGAACTGCTGAACGCGGAAGCAATGTTAGCCCTGCTGCCGCAGCGTCTACTAATGCTTTAATTCCTGATGCGTTTAAGCAACAGATACAAAACGAGTTAGCCAGAGCAGAAAAATTTGCTAGATTCTATGAAATTCAAGCGTTACGAGACCCTAAAGAATATAAAGACGCGGCAAAACAAGCCCGCGAACAAGTAAATGCTTTAAGGAAAATGCAATCAATTGAACCAAACAGATTGCTGATGTTGGGCGACGTTTCCATGATGACGCCCCCCGCGCCAGAAGGAATGCCAGCAGATCAACGCTTGTTTAATGCGTACATGAGTATGACGCCTGATCAACAAGCGGCATTTGATAAATTTCGAATGGCTACCAAACCGACTACAACCATAAACGTCAGCGCCACAAACACGCCCCCCGGGAAAAGTTTAGCCGCGCCGATTGGACAACGCGCCGAAGCGTCTTTGGTAAAAGCTGAAGGCGCTACGGAAATTATGACTGCCGCGAATTCTGTGCGGGACGCGCTTAACACCGGCAACGTGATTGCTGGTCCGGGCGCGGGCATACGAACTAAGTTTGCTCAAGTTCTTGAAATGGCCGGCGTTGGCGATAAAGAAAAGTTGACCGCCACCCGTACCGCTATTCAAGGTATGGCTGACTTGACTTTGCAAAGCCGCGCTGAATTGAAAGGCCAAGGTCAGATCACAGACGCGGAAACCAAGTTGCTGGAGCGCGCGCGGTCTGGCGATATTGCCGATATGACTATCGCAGAACTTCAAACCGTTGTTAATGTATCGCAGCGTTTGGCTGGCCGGTTGTGGTCTAACCATCAGACGTTGCTAGGTACAATGAAAACCGATCCCGCTGCCGCTGACGTATTTAAATACTACACCCCGACTGCGGCTATGCCGCAAGCTCTTGAGGAAGGTAAGTCTGTATCTGAGCAAGAGAAAAAAGATAGATTATCTGGGCTAAAAACTATCTTTGGTACAAAACAATGAGCGAACAATTTCGCGAGCAGATCAACACCGCGCGGCGGCGCGGGTACAGCGACGATGAGATCGTTGACTTCCTAAAGCAAAGCGACAAGCGCGTAAGCGAAGCGTTGTCGTCTGGGTACAAGTCAAACGAGATCCTTGATTTCCTTGCGCCCAAACCTTCAATGGGTGAAGAAGCAGTACGGAAAGCGGGTATCGTAGGACGATCTGCAAGCGAGGCAATGATTGGCCCCGCAGCGGGCGCGCTGATGGGTGCGCCGTTTGGCCCAGTCGGTGCGGCGGTAGGTGGTTTAGTTGGTGGTTTGGCAATTCCCGCTGCCGATGTTTTAGTTCAAGGCTACAACCGTCTTGCCGACAGTAACCTAAGAACGCCATCTCAAGTTATTTCAAATTTCCTTCCCGGCCCCCGCCCAGAATCTTCTGGTGAACGTATGCTTGGCGCGGCCACTAACGCGCTTGCGGGTACTGTTGGATCGGTAGCAACTGGGCGCGGCGCTATGGCGATGCCAGGGATGTTTGGCGCGGCGGGTAAAGAAGCTGCTCGCGCGCCAGTTGGTCAGATTGTTACCGCGCCAGTTTCGGCGGCTACGGCGCAAGGCGTAACCGAAGCGACGGATAGCCCATTGGCGGGTCTACTCGCAGGAACTGCGGTTAGCGGAGCGGCGGGTCTGCGGCCTACAAAACGTGAAGCAGTTCCGTCAACTGAGCAATTGAAAGCGCAGTCTGACGCAGCGTATAAAGTGCTAGATAACTCTGGTTTTCAGTTCTTTAGGAAAGAATTTAACCAGCACATGGACACGCTGCCTAGCAAACTGCGGTCTGAAGTTGGGTACGCAGAAGGCTTGTCGCCTAAAATCGACGCGGTAATGGCCCAACTTAAATCTGACCGACCTAAAGATATTGTTGAGTTGCAAGCACTTAGAAAAGTAATTGGGGGTGCGGCTAAAAGTCCCGACCCTCAAGAGCGTTTAATCGCGAGTAGAGTATTGGATGAGTTTGATGATTATTTGTTAAACGCGCCCAACAAAGCGTTGATAGTGCGAGATCCTGCGGCGCTTGAGGCTTGGAAAACTGCCAAGTCTGACTACGCCAAGATGAAAAAAAGCGAGCTAATTACCGACATCATCGAACGCGCCGACGTTTCCCAAGGAAACAAAGAAGGAAACATGGCGTCGCAATTGTCGGCGCTGGCTAAAAACGAAAAGAAAATGCGGTTCTTTACGCCGGACGAACAGCAAGCTATTAAGGACGCCGCCAAAGGTGGGGTTACGCAAAACATCCTTCGCACGTTAGGGAAGTTCACGCCGCTAACGCCCGCGTCAACTATCTTTACTGTTGTAAGCCCGTTCGGCGCATATACCGCCGGTGCTGGTTATGCTGCGCGTGAGTTGGCAACCATACGGCGAGAGCAGGAAATTAACAGACTGGCTAGTCAAATGCGTCTGGGCGCGCGGCCAAAAGTTATCGAAGGCGCTGGCGCAAATGTACCGGTATTTGCAGGGCGCGCTGCGTTAAACTCTCTTTATTCTGAAAACCAAAACCAACTGGCCCCATGATGGTTACATTATCTGAAGTCGATCACAAGATTGACGCCCACGTTGACATCTGCGCGATTCGGTACGAAGGTATCGAGAAAGAGACGCGCGGTATCCACGCCCGGATCAAGCGTCTAGAGCAGATCTTGATCACGGGCGGCGGGGCCATCATTATGATGCTGCTGACGATGCTAATAAAAGTTCATTAAACGGTAATCGTCAGTTCGTAAAATGAAGTTCCTTTTCTTGGAGCCTCACATGAAAGACGACATCCTTGCCGCTATCGACGCTTCTGAGCCAGTTGACGCCCTGAACGCTCTGTTCTCGGTCGCCTTTTTGGTTGCTAAAGCATCGAACATCAACGAGTTCACGCTGTCTTCGCTGTTCTCCTCAACCGCCGACGCTCTCTTCCAAGCTCACGTTGAAGAAGAAGAAGAAGTTGAAGAGTTTGACGAACAGACTGACGAGTAATGATTAGGCCCCCCGATGACCTCGGGGGGTCACCCAACCGCAACAAAACTGTGGTATTTGGGGTGCTTCTCCTAAAAGGATGAAGAATAATGTCACCAAAAATCACGGACGAAGAATTTTTGCGGTTATGGGAAGAGCACAAATCACCACTTAAAGTAGCAAGAATTGCTGGCATTTCTGAACGCCGCGCGCACACTCGGCGGCGCAATTTAGAAAGCAAATTAAACATCAAACTGGCAATTGGTAAACCAATCCATATCAAAAAAGCCAGACACGAAGCTGGCCTGACTGATGGCATCGCCATCATCTTTTCTGACGCACACTTCTGGCCCGGTATCCGGTCAACCGCTTTTAAGGGCCTGTTATGGGCAATAAACGAACTTAAACCGCACGTTGTAATCGCCAACGGCGATATTTTTGACGGAAGTTCGATCAGCAGACACCCTAGAATAAATTGGGGCGCGGTCCCAAACGTGAAGCAAGAACTTGATGCTTGCAAGGAAGCACTTAAAGAGATTGAAGACGCCTGCGAGAAGGCCCGCCATCACACACAACTGATCTGGCCCTTAGGTAACCATGATTCGCGCTTTGAAACGCGCTTATCTGAGGCCATACCCCAATTTGAAGGGGTCGGCGGTACGGCGCTTAAGGATCATTTCCCCAAGTGGCATCCGTGCTGGTCCTGCTGGTTGTCAGATAGCGTAGTGGTCAAGCACCGCTACAAAGGCGGCGTTCACGCAACGCACAACAATACAGTCGCTGCCGGTACAACCATCATTACCGGACACCTTCACAGTCTAAAAGTCGCGGCGTTTTCGGATTACAATGGCGTCCGTTGGGGAGTAGACACCGGTACGCTGGCCGAAACGGATGGGCCACAGTTTATTGATTACCTTGAAGACGGCCCTGTTAACTGGCGCAGCGGGTTCGCGGTCATAACCATGAAAGACAGTAAACCGCTCTGGCCTGAGTTGGTCAGCAAACACGCCGAAGGTATCATTGACTTCCGTGGTCAACTTATTGATGTAAGTAGGTACTAATGGAAATTGTTGAACTTTTTCTTAAGGCTTGGCCAGTACTGCTCGGTCTTGTGACGCTCATCATTGTGCTGTCCAAACTTGACCTGCGTGTTGCGGTTCTTGAGGAAAAGGTCAAGTCTGCGTTTGAGATCATCAACAAGATGAAGGACAAGCAATGAGCGAAAAACTTGAAGCCAAAAGTCAGCTTATTGAAAAGACCGCGTTTGCCGTCTTACCAATTTTGTTCACGTGCGTTGTGTATCTTATGAGTGCGCTCGATAAACTCACGCATGAGGTTACTGTACTTAACGCCAAGATCAGCCTTGTTGTTACATCTGACAACAAGCAAGCTGTGAACTCTGGCGCGGAACTGGCAAGGGAAAAGTTGCGGCAAGAGCTTGAGAAAGAGATTCAGCGCAACCGTGACATGATTCACGACAACCAGAAGCACATCAGTATCATTGAAGACAGAATGGCGAGGAAAT